TTTTGATACCAAGTAATATGAATATACATAAGGACTCCTTTATGCTAATTTTTAAAAGTTCTTAACTTATGTAATTCTGATTCAACGTAATCTGCTAATGCGTAGCTAAATTTTAAATCATCGCGATTAGTTTTAGCGTGTTCTAGAATTTTATCGTGAAGTTTTTTTCTTTCCTTATCTAAGCAGTAATATAGTTCTGTATTATTAGAATTACGTAATGTTTCTATTTTAAAAATGCATTCTATATAATTTTCTAATAGATAAGGACAAATTGCTTTAATCATAATATTATCCTTTCTTTTCTATACGATATGATTCACCCATTATGATTTTTAATTGAGACTCTTCTATAAAAAATATTCTGTGTTTACTTAAATCCGCATCAGGAAAAAGGTTTTTTCCTGCTTTTAAAGATAACCCTACTATATAACCTGTTCTATAAGGTTCGTTATTAGCTTTTTCTTGTTCACCGTCTTTAACTTCTATTAACATTATTCCGTTATTTAGAACTTTTTGGCAATCTTCACAAGGTGTTTTATCGTAATGAGCTTGTCTGGGTGCCTTTTCTTTCATATTCTTTCCGAATAGTATAATTTCTTTATCCCTACCGCAAACGTAACAAAGGGATACAGAAGGATTTAACCCGTGTTCGGGGTGAAGTGTTAATGATTTCTTACTCATTATATTCTCCTTTTATAATTGTTTTTAATGAATAACCAGTAAGGGATATAAAGATATCATCAATTTTGCTTTTAGTTTCTTTATTGCAGGAGTTATACGTGTCGATAATACTTTCATTTTCATTGTGGTCGAAGTCAGTGTCACTATTAATTAGTTCAACGACTTCTAATTGAATATTTTTTATTTTTCCCATCACGCTTTCCTTTCTTTATTTATTTAATTCTTTTTTAATCATTTGATTAACACACCAACGAACAAAACGGCTAGTGAGTCTTTTATTAGGTAATATATTTTCAATATCCTTTTTCATTTCTTCAGTCATCTTTACTCCAATACCTCTTTCAAGGATAGATTTTTCCATAATTATTTGACCATCAATTTTTTGAAGTTGTTCTTCAATAGCTCTTCGGATGAAATCGCTTAAACCTCGCTTACCAACTATTGCAAGCATTTGTTCGTAGGTGTCATCATCAATTTTAAAATAAATGCTTTCATTCTTTTCACCAAAGTAACTCATATTATTCCTCCTCGTCGCCTTCTTCTTTTAGTCGTTGTTTGGTTAATTTTAATTCTTCTTTAATATCTTCAAATTCAAATGAGTCTGTTATATCTTTACAAAGTTCTAATAAGTTTTTTAAAGCTCTTAATTCATCATTTGAAATTGTTTCTTCACCGTCCATTATAGATTGTAAAGCTTCATAGCAATCTTCTAAATCTTTTGTAGTGTTTTGAAATCTACAATAACTCATATTACTCATAACTCCTCCTTAAAAGGTTATACCAAAAGTTAAATAAAATACATAAATAATTTATTTCTTATTTAATTTCTTAAGTAGTGTTTTTCTTTTTTTAAGTTGTTTTTGAAAATGGTTGATAACTATTTCTAAAAGAGCAGTTTCAATGTGAGTAACCATTTCATCTATACTTTTTTTTGTAAAGTCTTTTGGGTCAAGTTGTTGCCAGATATCAGGAGCATAGAATTCAACATTCTCGTAAATTTCATAGGCGTTGTGCTCAATTATATCTAGAGTTTCATATTCAAAGTCTTTTTTATAATCTTTTATTGTTTTATTAAAATAAGTTTTTATTTTTTTATTCATAACTCCTCCTAGTCTATATAAATTTTATGTTCTTTGATTTTTATTTGAGTGATTCTGTAACCATCTTGAGTGATATCTTCCTTCACGTCATCTAAAGTTCCGTCGTAAGTTGTTGGGTCGTCTTCGTTGTTGTCAAAAATAACAAGCCATTCTTTTTTCTCTTCTTCGTTTTGTTCTTTTATTTTGCATTCAACTTCAATTGATTCTATAGTTCTTTCAAATTTTTCTAATTGAATTAAAGCTTTGTTGAAAAGTGATCTTAATTTTTGAGCTTTTGGTGAATTGTCTTCATTTTCAACTGCTGTGTATAGTTTCTTTAAAAGTTTTTTTATTTCTTTATTCATAACTCCTCCAAATTTATAAATTTAAAAGTTGTTTAATAAAAGGTATTTGGTCTTCATTTGTATAATTAATAAAAACTTCTTTTAAAGCTAAATATCCTAAATCAACAAATTCATTACCTTTAACTATTGTTATTTTCATAGAATTTTTAGTGAATGAGACGTTAATAACAATTTCATGACCACAGCCTGAAGGTGTGTCATTGCCTGAAATAATTAATTTTCCATTTTTATATTCAATACAACTATCCCAAATAAAATCATTATCATCATCTGGTCCAATTTGAACTGCTGGAGAAATACAAATATCTTCTTCATAAAATTTATCTTGGATTTTATTTAATTCGTTACCCAATTTATTTAATTGAAAAAGTGATACTTTCATATTTTTCTCCTTTTCTTTTTTTTTATCTTAACTCTAATATAAGTATAACATAAGTTATACTAAAAGTCAAGCTTTTTCTTCAACTATTATATAAGTATATGTAATTACAAGGTATTTATTTTATCTATACCTTTATATAATACTAAGCAAGATTTTATCTGGACAGCGACTTATATTTATGTAAAGATATAAATATATAAATACAGAGGTTAAATAATAAAAATGGATAATCCAAAGGTTCCAACAATAACTACTACTTTCAAGATGGAAGTTCCTTTGAAAAAAAGAGTAAAAGTATACCTTGCTAAACATGCAGTGGATGCTGAATTGCGGGATAATGGTGATAAAGTTGATATGAGCAAATTATTAAACAAAGGGTTATCACTTTATTTAGATAAACTCGAATTTGGGGAAAGCAATGACGACGCCGAATGAGCAAGTTCCAGATTTAGAAGGTGCGTTAAAGGAACGTGAGCAAGAGACTTCCAAATATTTTGACATGGTGAAGGCTTGGAATGAAGTAATAGTTAATAATATTTTTGAACATGAAAGCTATGAAACTTTATTCGATGGTGTTTTGGGATACCAATTTAAAGAATGTCATAATGATATGATTAAATTTCAGGATAAAAACCCAAAAAGCCTTGTATTAGCACCTAGAGGTATTGGTAAATCAACAGTGTTGACTGTTGGTCGTGTTATTTTTGAATTAATTAGAAATAGAAATATAAGAATTTTAATAACATCAAACACCCAACTCCAAGCAGAAATTTTCCTTCGAGAAATCAAAACTCATTTTGAAGCAAATGAAAAACTAATAGAAGTATTCGGTGATTTAGTTGGTGATAAATGGGATGGGAAAGAAATAAATATTAAAGGAAGAAAAACATTCGCAAAAGAATCTAGTGTTTCTTGTTGTGGTGTTGGTGGTGCAATTGTTGGTCGTCATTATGATTTAATTGTTGCAGATGATTTAGTTGATGAAGAAAATGCAAGAACTGAATTGCAACGTGAAAGATTTAGAATTTGGTTTTATAAAGCTTTATTTCCAACGCTTGAACCTGATGGAAGATTTTTCATGCATGGCACTCGATATTATCCTTCAGACCATTATGGATATGTAATAAACAAAGATGAAGATTTTAAACATAAAGTTTTTCCAGCAATAGTTAAAAATGATAAAGGTGAAGAGTCTTCAATATGGGCTGAGAAGATGTCATTGGAATGGCTTTATGGAAGGAAGAGGGCACTTGGTTCTGCAATTTTTGAATCCCAATATATGAATTCAACCCATGCAATGGAAGGAAAAATATTTCAATACGAACATTTCCGTTATTATGATATTCTTCCACCTGATTTAAAAATATATCAAGGCATTGATTTAGCTATTTCAAAAAAAGAAACTGCTGATTATTTTGTTATTTGCACTATAGGTATTGATGACCAAAAACGAATATTTGTTATCGATGTTTTTAAAACTCGATTATCATTTTTGAAACAATATGAAGCAATTGTTGAAAGGTTTGATAGGTTCAAGCCTATGAGAGTTTTTATAGAATCAAATGCCTATCAAGGTTCACAGGCTAGTATGTTATTAGCAACAACTGATGTTCGAGTGAAGCCACTTATAACATTAAAAGATAAAGTAACGAGAGCTTGGCATATTTCTAGTAAATTTGAAAATGGAATGGTGTTTTTTCCTAGGTATGGTATGGATGATTTTAAAGAAGAACTAATTTCATTTCCTGATGTTGACCATGATGACCAATTAGATGCTTTTATGTTAGCATTAGAGGGTACGACTAAAAAAAGAAAAAAACCTAGAAGTGAGCCTGGACTCATATGAAATTGCATTATATCATTATGTAATGTAGAATTAAAGTAAGTGATTTTAATGAATTGAGGATAATACAATGGCAAGAAAGGCAAAACCAGCGACTACAAGTAACGCTACAAAGCTTGAAAAAGCTATTGGTGTTAATAAAAACACAAGACCTTTAAGAGCGATGATAATAAAAGCAAAAGGTGAAGAGGAAAGTAGACAGACGACCACATATGACCGTTTGCATTCTATAAAAGGTATTATAGATCCACCTTACCCTTTAATTAATTTAGAAATTCTTAAAGAAAATTCATCTGAACTTGGTCAAGTTATAGATGCAATGGTTATGAATATTGATGGATTTGGTTATAGATTAATGAGTCATAACATTGAAGAAAGTTTATCAGATGAAGAAAAAAAAGAAGCACTATCTGAGAAATCTAAAATAAAAACATTTCTTGATAATATTTCTTGGGACATGGATATTACAAAGCTCAGAAAAGAAACTAGAATGGATTTAGAGCTTACTGGTAATGCCTATTGGGAGCTTATCCCTTTTGCGAGAAGGGATGGTTTAAGTTCTATAGAACGTATGGAACCGCATAATGTTAGATTAATAAAACGTGATAATGAATTTACTGAAGTAAACATGAAATTTTATAATGAGTTTACAAAAGAAATTGAAAGTAAAGTTATAAAAAAACGTTTTAGGAAATATGTACAAGAGTGTGGAGAATCTGTAGTGTTCTTTAAAGAATGGGGTGACCCAAGAACTATGGATAATACTACTGGTGAATATTTAACGGATGATGAAGTTAAAAAACTTCCAGCATCAAGAATAGCAAATCCACTTATACATTTCAAATTATTTTCAAATAGAACACCTTATGGACTTCCAAGATATATTGGTAATTTATTTTCAATTCATGGGTCAAGGTCATCTGAAGAAATAAATTATAATACATTTGAAAATAACAATATCCCTTCGATGATTATTAGTGTTTCAAATGGTCAATTAACTGAAGGTTCAGTTCAACGTATTGAAGAATTTATTGAAACAAAAATAAAAGCATCTTCAAACCGTTCATCAGTATTGATTATAGAGGCTGAACCAGCAGATGAAGACCAAATTAATCCTGGAACTATGAAGATTGACATTAAAGATGTTTCAGGTGCTCAAAAAGAAGACCAATTATTTCAAAATTATGATAAAAACAATTGTGATAAAATCCGTAGAGCTTATAGATTGCCTCCTATGTTTGTTGGTAAAGCTGAAGATTATAACCGTTCAACAGCAGAAGAGTCAAAGAAAGTAGCGGATGAACAAATATTTTCACCTGAAAGAGAAGATTTTGATAAGAGTATGAATAGATTATTGGTTCATTATTTTGGTATGAAATACCATAAGTTTGTATCAAATTCTCAAAATGTAACTAATGATGAAAATTTAGTTAAAGTAATTTCAGGTGCAGAAAAAACTGGTGGTGTTACTCCTAATTTAGCAAGAAGAATTCTTTCTATGATTTTAAATATGGAGTTACCAGACTATGATGAAAATAAAGTAGACTTCGACCCAAATATCCCAATGTCATTAACATTAGTGGAAAGAGCTAAGAATGTTGCTGGAAACAGTAATTCAGGAACACTTGCACCGAATCAAGGTCAACTTTCAACCAAAGCTTTGGAAGAATTAGATAATGATGCTTTAGTTGAAATTGAAAAACAATTAATCAATACAATATATAATGAGTTGGGTATAATAAATGATAGACAAAAAGATTAAACTTTTAAAATTAGTATCAATGTTAATTGATAAAAAGGCTGTAAAAACAGACCCTGAAAGGTTATCAGTCACTGGTGAATTTACAGCTTATATGTTTAATGAATGGTCAAAGAGAGCAAAACCTTTAGTTAATCAAGCCAAAAATGTTTCAATTACAAGTGTTGGAATAAATAGTTTTATTAAAAAGATTGATTCAACTATGGGAAAATTTGGTAGTGAAATAGAGCAAGAAGTTCGTGACCATGTAAAATATTTTTATGCTTATTACAAAAAGAATTTTATAGAAGAACGTAAACTTGGTAAGAAAATTGCCAAAGTTGAGGCACCAAAAATTCCAGCAGAATTTTGGTTTGAAGCTGATACAAAAAATGTAGAACTTATTGAAGGTCAAATTGTAAAATCTACTGGTGAATTTTATGGTAATAGTTGCAAAACCGCAATAGCGGATAGTATAAAAAAGAATGCATTTGAAAGAGGATTAACTGGTACTCAATTAAGAGATGCCTTGGTGAATGATTTAGAAAAAGCTTTGAGACTTAAAGGTGGGGCATTAGAAAGTAGAGTAGTTCCAGAAGGATTTAAGGGCACAGCAGAGCAATATTTCAAGGGAATTGCCGAGCATACAGCTACAACAACACGGACAGGTAGTCACTTAACAGCGTTACAAGATGCTGAAGTTGACCGATTTATAGTAAGGTCATTAAAGACAAGCAGAACTTGTTTGGGTTGTATTGCAATGGATGGTAAAACATTTACCGTCAAGCGAGGTGTGAGCCATTTTAATAAGCTATTAGAAGCCGATAGAGAAGAGCTTAAAGAACTACAACCTAGTTTCCATTATAAGTCACCAAGCGATTATAGTAATGCCGAAGCATTGGCGCAGGCAAAAGCGGATGCAAGTAAGATGAGTAAGAGTGATAATGTTCAATTACCACCCTTCCATTTTAGATGTGAATGCTATGTTGACATGGCATAAAAAACTAGCAATTGCTTTTTTTTGTGATACAATGAAAGGTGTGACAAAAGATGTTTATTAAATTGGATAAAAGATAACACAAAACGTACAAGGAGATGAATTATGTCAAGTGGCGTATTAAAAATGAAAGCAGGCACCTTCATTGGAACAGGGGCTGCACAAGACATTAAATTAAATTTTAATCCTACATTCGTACACATTATCAATACTGATGATTTAAGTGAATGTATGAACCACATCAACAATGATGTTTCTACTAAAGAAGGTGGATTCAAAAGAGTAGCTGCTGGTACAAGAACTGCTTTAGCTGCTGCTGCTGGAATTACTTTAGGTGACAATAAATTTTCTGTTGGTACAGATGCATCTTGTAATGCTTCTGGAAAGAAAATGTTATATGTAGCTTATGAATGTAATGACCAAGTAGCTAGTTAAGAATAGGAGTTTTAATTGGCAACAAAACCAAAAATAGAGGTTCAGTCAGTTAGATTCTCTAAAGAATTTTTTTCTGATTATGATACCTGTGTGAAGTGGCTAGTTGGAAAGGATTATAGTTCAAGACTTTTTAAAGAAGTTGATGACTTTTATGCTTTTGACCAACTATCATCCGACCGCTTCATAGAAACTTCTTTACAGCTATTCAAACTTGGCGGTGGTATAGAAGTGTTAGCTGGTATCGTAAAAGAGGACGCTGAATTAAACCTTGATAATATTTATGATACGGCTGAACCAGATATTAATGGTGAGTCGTCAGAACTTCAATTAATGAAAGAGAAGTACAATAAGGCTATTTCCCAACTGGAAACAATATTAACAACTCTTAAAGAGAGTGCATTTGAACAAGTTTCAAAAGATGTTACTCCAAAATTTGTCGGAGATGGTGATATAGAGGATTGTGATATTGAACTTTTTGTACCCCTAATAAAGAGTAAAGAAGAGCGTATAGTTTTTGGTGAGGTATTAATACCTAACGAGACTGATGCTCATAGAGATATTTACTCTGAAGAAGATGTATTAAAAGCTGCACATATTTGGATGCGTGATTTTGGTTCAACAATGGGCTACATGCACAAGCAAGAGCGAGATGATGTGTTGGTTTTAGAGTCTTACGTTGCTCCACAAGCATTTAAAATTGAATCATCTGATGGAAGCAGCCGTAAAATCAAAAAGGGGACATGGCTTTTAAAAGTTTACGTTGAAAGCGATGAACTTTGGGAGAAAGTTAAAGATGGCGACATTACAGGATTCTCAATTGGGGGTTCTGCAAATGTTGAAGAAATTAAATAAGGAGGATACACAATGGCAAATGAAAAGCCTAGACGAAGATTAACTAATATTAAGCCTCGTGAAGTATCCTTAGTAGACAGAGCTGCAAATGAAAGAGATTTCATCGTGATTAAAAACAAAGAAGGCAAAGTTACCGATGAGAATGGTAAAGAAACACCAGTTTTAAAAAAATTGGAAGTTGCTGTTCATTCCATAAATTTTTGGAAAGGTAAATTTGGTTCAGTAGAAGAATGCAGAAAGTTTTTAATTCAAAATGGCGTTGACCCTGATGGATTAACTATGTCAGAGAATGAATACGAGTATGTTTTCAAACTTAACGATGATTCAATGTTTGAAGGCTCATCACTAGGGATTGGTTCACAAGTTCTTTTTGGAGCTGGAGTTAATGGTTTAATAGGTGTTATGAAATCATTAGAAAAACCAGTTGAAAAAAATGAAGGTGAA